GTTTTGAACTTTTGAAAATTCTTTAGACCCCCGCCCCCTCTTATTAGAGATTTAGAAGTGCATCTCTAATCTCAATTGCTGTCTTGCCCTTGGCTAGTGCAATGTCTATTGCTTGCTGGATAATCAACATATTTGCCTTCTTCTCAACTTCTGCTGACTTCCTCTTAGCTTTAGCCTTCTGGGCTTGATTTCTCTGCTTAATCCTCTGCTTGATGTCTGCTTTAACATCTGCTTCTGTCTCACAGTCCTCAAATGGTACTGGATAATCAGGATTGTTAATACTGAACCTGTCATAAGCAACATAGGCTGCATTTACTCTCTCCTTTTCCTCATCACTGAGTACTAGATTTGAAATTTGCTCTCTATTCATAAATGAGATTAAATAAATAAGGTTTCCCTGACACTATTGTCAGGCGAGAAAAAGTACAGCAAAATCCATGCCAAGCTGACATTTTGTCAGTAAAATTAGTTTTTTAGTTCCAAAGTTTTATCTCCTTTTGACATTTTGGCATCATAGCCATTATCTATAGCCTTGCATACTACTGACAAAGTGGCAAGGAATCCCAATTCACCTACTGACATTATGACAGAGTTATCAATTACTCCTGTTGGCGGTAGGATAAAGGATGCCAGCATAAATAATGCTGACACCCCAAAGCATGTCCATAATAACTTATTCATACTATCTGTAGTGTTATAGTGTCTGCTTCTTGCATCTTAACCATCAGTTCTTTGAAGACTTTAACACTGTTGCATACTTGACCAATAATCTTGTTATGACCAACCAGCAAGCAGCCTTCTGTTTGGTCTGCTCTGTTGCCAGTGTGTATTCTGATTCCCTCAAATCCCTTAACATTCTCAATTAATGGCAAGTCCTTATTGAACTTTGGACTGTAAGTAATGACTACATTATAAGTACCAGTAGGTATTGCAGTCTCTCCAGCAATCTTAGCATTAGTAATTTCATCTACTGTCATATCCTGTGTTAATCCTCTATCAGTGTCTTCCAAGGTATCACAGAACAATTTACCATCTACATATAACTTGCCTATTGTATATTTAGGCTGCTTTGCTATTCTTTTTACTTTGAGTTCCATATTATAACAAATTTAATAATGCTTGTAATTGTGCTTCTGTTATTACTGTATTACCAATCTTTAATGTGTTACCACTAGCAATTACTAAATTACCATTGATACTGACTTTGGTACTGGTTGTTAAATCTATATCATTATCTGAATTAATATCAACACTGTCAGAACTTATATTAACTTCATCTGAATTGATATGAGTTGTTGGAGTGCGGATTACAACTTGGGTTTCACTTGAAACTGTGAGTTTATTTGGTGCTGAGATTATATGTTCTGTGATATCAGTATTGTCATCATGTACAGTCTTCAATGTCATTTTATCAGATTCATCCCAATTCCATATATTGAGTTCCTTACCAGAGTAGTTCAAGCCAAATTCAGCATTGATTACACCAGACTGTTGTCCATCATCACCATTAAATGTATTAAAATACATGTATTGTTGGTCTTCATAGTCACCTTCACCATCAGAATATCTTGTGGTCAAGTTCAAACCACCAAAGAAATGATTATAGTTATAATCATATACAGCGCGACCAGCGCCATACTCACCAATCTCCTCTTGTCCCCATTGACCATTGATATGCTTGATTTGATAGTTACCAACTTTAAAGGTTGGTGTAATTGTGCTACCTCTCCAAGTATATGGAAGTTCTATATTCTGGAACTTGAAAGTATGCAAATTACTCCAAACATTAGCATAGTTGAAGTAGATAGGACTATCAAAGACTCCAGAGTTCATTGAAAGACCTAATGCAGTTGTTATGTTTGGTCTCTTTCTATTTGAACCACTAGAATAATTGTCCCAAGTCAAACTCAATGGATTATAATTGTCAAAACTAGATGTACCATACTTTTGTTTGAAATAGATATTTGGTAAACCTGGTGTATTACTTGGTGCAGTAAAATCTATCTCTGGTGCTTTGATTGCCAATTGGTCATCTTCCCTTTCAGATAGTTCAATGATATTTTCACTTCCATTTTTGTCACCAAAGACAATCACACCGCCCATGTCACCATCTGCATTCATGTTCAATTCCTTTACATTTGCAACATCAGTATTAAGTACACCATCTTTCAATTGTACAGTCTTGCCATTTTTGTGGAGTATAATCTGGCTGTCTGGATTATATGATTCTATGTTAATTAAACTCTGTGAACTATTGGCAACAAGTTTTTGAGTATTGACATCACTTAAACTTATAGCATCTGCATCAATATCAATTATACCAGCGCGCATCTGTAAAATAAGATTTTCACCATCATCTATTTCTCCTATCTCACTATTTTCAAATGCAACTTTTTTAGTGAAGACTTCTGGTGTATTTACTTGTGTTGATGTGATTTCTGTAAATTCATTATCAACATCTTCTACCTTTAAACTATTTGACTTAATAGTTGCAGTATCATTTCCATCAGTGATAGTAACAGTATCTCCAGCAACATGTACAGAATCATTACCGCTGTCAATTGTAATTGAGTTTGTATCAATAGCAATTCCATTTGCATCAGTTGTAATGTCTGCCATGATTCCATCACTACTGGTCATTATAAGTTCTTCAACTGTAAACTCGCTGATTTGTGATGCATCCACTATTGGCTTCCATTTGGTATCATCTGTTGATGGAGTGACATTGGTAACATTGTTTGCACAGCATATATAGCCAGTACCACCATACATTACCATATCCAATCTGTTATATGTTGTTGCTGCACTGTATATTCCCATTGGATTACATGCAACTCTTCCTAAATTAATTGTCTGTTGTGCCATTGTCTCTTACTAAAATTAATTCTCCATTATCATCTATATAACTGTCTTCATAGAAGGGATAAAATTCCTTATCCACATTCATGTAAAGGTTTATGTCATTTTCAAATCTGAAACAAAGTTCTGGAATGACTATGACATCATTTGTGTTAGAATCATAGTCTTCCAGATTTATATTTACTTTCAAATCACTCACATCAATATAAGGGGTTTTGAAATCAAATATATTTTCATATTCATATTTACTTCTTCCAGAATTATTACCCTTACCATAATAATTACTTCTATATTGGTGTGGAATAGTGTTTACCTTAAACTTCATAGCCTGTAATATTAATTGTATTATATTTTGCATCTATCTGCATATTTCCCACCAAATATTGATTATCTAGGTAGTCAGTTGTGAAATAGTCATAAGGCAAAATGTCTGTTAGATTATAAGTATTAGTATAAATTTTTTTAGGTTCTTTATAATAATCAACATACTTTCTTACTAAGTGTTGCTCAGGTCTGCAATAATATGCGCCACCAAGAACCCTGTTTACAAATTCATTATTACTATCCAGAACATAAGAGTTAGACAATTTATCATAGATGAGCGAATTATATGTATTAAGATTTAGTGTTAAATCACTGAAATTATTAATGTTATCATCAGAAATTTCAGCTTCATATCTTAAATCTTTATCTTCTTCTGTTCTTTGTAAATCCCAAAATTGCTTGTAATCCTTAGTAATATATCTAATATTTAAGTCTTCAATGTGTACAAAATTTATAATAGCCTTGGATTGGTCATTGTTAGACCATAGTTGGCTTTTATAACCACTGCCTACAATTCCTTGTTGTTTTAGATAATCAACTTCATCCTGATTAAAAGGTCTTGCTACTGCTGAAATCAAATCAAATTCTAATGAACCATAGAAAGTTTCTGGAATCTCTATTGCATAGCCCTCAGTATAACTATTAATCATATTACTAAATTGTGGGTTACAAGCCAGCTTGAAAGTATTGTTAGCACTTTCTCCATTTTTAACTGCCTTACCTATAAAATCAGCATAGGATTCAGTAGTTTCCCATGTACTACCAGTATATGTTTTACTAAGATATTTACCATTTATTTTAATTTTGGTTCTAATGCCAAATGGTACTATACCAGTTACAAAAGTGTTGTTAAGAACTACATTCCTATTATCAACATAAGTATTACCATCAATTGTTCTAGTTACACCTTTGTTAATGTCAATTCCTGAACTATATTGAGAAGTATAATAAAGACCACATGACAACATAAGATAATCCCCAGCTCTAAATAATCTTTTTGGAGATTCATAATGCAAAATACTATAATTTGGTTGTGTTAAAGTATTGTGCATTATTAACAAATTGTTATAAGTTCCCCAAGTAGTAAAGTCAACATAACATTCTTGTCTAGGTTGAAATACTATGTTATTTTTAAAACTCAGTTTAGTATTTTGTTCTGCAAATTTATCTTCAAAATCATATTTTATTGTTCCCCATCTCTCAAAGCTAACTTCTGGACAAACTTGTAATACTGGATAATTTGTGGATTCATTATAAGATACTGGATTCATTTCTACATCATCTCTTATTGCATAAGTAGAAAAAACCTTGTTGTAATCATCAGAGTTTTCATTCTTAAAAGTATTCTGCCAACAGTAATCATTTAGAATTTCCAAATGTTCATTATCACCAGAATCAAAATTCATAACATTGTCTTCTGTATCAACAATATTGCCAATTACTGATATTTGATTATAGGTATCCCCATAACTAATATTAGAATCATTTTCTGCCACTGTAAGAACCTTTGCATCAAAATCATAATAAGTAGATTCTGTAGTTCCATCACTCTTATAAATTATGCCATCACCTCTGTTATTTCCAACCATCCAAATTTGATTAGCATTTTGAAACATCTGAACACCTAAGAATGTGCATATACTTTCTAATACAGCATTTAAATCCATGCTGTCTTCATCTTCTTTTGACCAGTTAGATGTTATATTCTTAAAATCCGCAAGCATTCCAATATTATTAAAATAATATATATCAGGCTGTACAGTATAAACTTTATTAAGAACAGTTCTTATTTGGTCTAAGAATGTACTATCAGTTATTTCAATATCTTTCCATTTGAAATACTGTGTAGCAGCCAAACAATCAATCCCTTCAATGGTCATTTCATCTAAGTTAGACCAATATTCTTGATTGTATATATTTGGGCTATTATAACCTTCCCAATATAATACATTGTTTTTTAATATCTCTATTTTTACATCTAATATCTTACCTGTAAAAAGCTCAGATAATATAGTAGGTGTTAGTACTTTAATACTACACCCACTATATTTTACAGGCTTAAATGGATTGTCGCTAACATATTCAATTACTAAGGGAGAATCACCTAAGAGTAACTTAGTAGCTTCCCCATTATAACTTTCTTTATATATGTTAATTGTCCAATCTATACCATTTACATCAGTAAATTCACCATAACAATATTTCATAATTTACTGTATTTATTATTGTTGTTTTTTAGTGTTCCAACCAAATCTCTACCAGATATTTTAAAAGTTACATTTTGTACTTCTCCAGAAGACTTAAAGCCGCCATCATTTAGTAATCTAAATAGATTAGCCTGTTGAGAACCATTAAGAATCATTTCACCGGCATTAACTCTTACTGTTCCAGTATCACCAGAATAAGAACCACCTTGAACAATACCACCATTTGCATATTTTTTACTGGTGTTTAGATTAACAGCGCTTGCTATAATTGCACCTAAAGTAGCCACAGTTGTAGTAACAGCTGCCAAGTTATAAGGGAATGGTAATTTTGCACCAGAACTAACACCAGCAGCCATTGCTAAAGAACAGTAAGAACTTATTAAACCAGCTATCTGTGACATAGTTTCTGTAACAAATGATGCTGTTCTCACCTTATCAGCTTTTTCTTCCAGTGCCTTCTTTTTAAGGGCGGTGGTTGCTTTATTTGCCATTGCATCATATCTATTAGCAACAGCATCTAGAACTCCACCAATACTTTCTCCCCAATTAGCAGCGGCATCAGACCATTCCATCATTTTATCAGTAAAGGTTAAACCATCTAATTTTTCTTGAAGTTCATCTATAATCCCTTGTGTAGATATTAGATAATTATCAACTAAATCAAGCATCTCTTTAGCACTATCCAAACTTGTAGAATATACAATTCCTGCATCTTTGAAATATTTCACAATGCTTTCATAATATTTTTTATCTTCTCTTAGTTGCTCTCTCAATCTTTTAGTATTAGATAGTTTTACAGAGACTTTATTAATATCATCACCTTCCTGATACTTTCCTTCACCTGCTGATTTAAGCATTGACTCAGTTCCTGTTTTTCTAGCATTAAAAACAGACTTTATATACTCATTTGCATCTGGAATTTCTGAATTTTTTATCTCACTAATAAGTTTAGTTATAATAGGTACAACAGTTTGTGTTAAGGCTTTCTTATCCTGAGTAAGTATAGAAGAACTTGTTAAAGCTAAAAGTCTCTCAACCATAGCTTCATTATTTTTCTGTTCTTTCTTACTTGCTTCTTCCTGAGAGATAAGCCCTTTACTTGTAAGTAAGTTTAATTGGTCTTGCCTCTGTTTGAAATCAACAAAAGCATCATTAATAGCAGCAGCAAATTCATCTGGTAACTCTAGTATTGCCTTAATCACATTATCATCAAGTAACTTAACATTTCCACTTAAAGTAAAGTTGCCTCCTCCCTGTAGAAATTCTCTAAGGTCATTAGCTTTTTTAGTAATACTATCTAAGGTCTTATCAGTTTTTTTCAATTCTGCATCTGTTGATGCAGCGCCATCATTTATTCTTTTATTCAGTTTTGAAAGACCAGCTTCTGTTTGTTCAAGTTTGCCAAAACTTGATATTACATCACTAACAGTTTGCTCTGCATCATTAGATATAGTTCTGAAATATGCAATAGCTGCAATAGGGTCATTTTTGAACAGTGCATTCAGTTCATCCATTGCCTTTTGTCTTTCCGCTACTTTCTTAGGGTCAATTATGAATGTTTCACTATCACCATAGCCCTGTATTGTGCCTGTTGGCATTGCAAGGATTTTATCCACCTTTTTCTTGTAATATTCACCAACTGCATCCAAGTCCCTTTCATCAATTCCTAGCAACCTCTCAATATCATCAACAGAAACTTTAGGAACATTCAAACCATCTATACCAGCAGCTGCCTTTTGTAAGCTCTCATTGAGTGTTGCAGCCATTGCATCAGCATTTGCATCCCATACATTATAAAAAGCACTTGTAGCATTTTTAATGTATTGCTTGGCAAGGTTAAAATTACCATCAGCGAGAGCATCCTGTGCTTTGGCTGTCCAGTATTCAATTTGTTTACCACTGAACATTTCTGAACTCCCAAGTTTATCCAAAGCAACAGAAGTTTCTTCTGCAATCTTTTTCAAATCTCCAAGTTTGCTGATAAAGCTGGACAATGAACCACCATTTGCAACCATTCCCCAAAAGGCATTATTAGTTACATTAATCTTTCTTTTTATTATATCTAATCCATCACTGAATGATTGACTTGAATTATTTATGCCATCAAATCCAGCCTTGACAACACCAGCAACAGAACCAATTGCAGCAAGTTGTGGAATGAACTTTGTTATTCCTCCCAATGCAGAAGAAAAGCCTTTTGATAAAGTAGCAGTTCTCTTTTGAAAGTCCTGTACTTCCCTAGTAGCCTTAGTAATGTTATTATCAAATTGCTTAGAATCTAATAGCAATCTAGTTATTAAATCATTAGCCATTTTTATTTAGTTTAAATTTTTTTGCTTTCTCAATTAATCTTTCTCTATCCTCATTACTAACCTTAGTATTAACTTCAACTTCTTCCCAAGGGAACTTCATAATGTCTGTTGGTTTCAGCTTCTTAGTAGATTGTGTTTGTGCTGTAATATATCCAATTAATCTAGCCTGTTCCCAACTTTCTTTATTTTTCAAATACAGCTTGCTTACTAGAGGTGCTATCTCATACTGTTCCATCTTATCTAAGACATATTCAGGAGACAACCCACCCTCTAATACTAACATGCTGTATATTTCAGAAATACTTAAAGTTTTTTTTTAGAATCTGTTTCTGGACTTGGAAACTGTTGCATCTTATCAGTATATTCCAACAGTAAGTCCTTAAACTCTGTAATTAGTTTAGGGTTATCATCCAGTTCATTTATAAATGATTCAAATGATATATTACAGTCTGGATTATTAGCCAGTAAGATAGAGTAAAAATAGAGCATTTCATCCATAGTATTCTTTACTTCAAAAGCTTTACCAGTGATTTGCTCAAATATCATCATAGCTCTAAGAGTTACTTTTATTTTGTATTCTTTGCCTTGTATTTTCATAATTTAGTCTGATTTGTATGTTAATAAAAATAGGGAATTGGGAATCCCCAATCCCCTTTAATCTTAGGAAGCAACCTTGCTAAGTTCACCAACACCAGTAAAGGTAGCGGTATAACTTGCATTATCTCCATTAGGTGCATTTAACTGCAAAGAAGTAATAACTACCTTGCCGCTGTACTGAGGAGCAGTAGCAGAAGCTGTAGCAGGCTCCCAAGGAAGTGTAGTATCACTAGCATTTTTAACCCCAAAGACTACTTCAAGCTCAGTGCGGCTAGTCATAGCATCAAACAAATCTACATAAGCCTTACCACCAGTAGCATCTACACTGAAAAGGTTTTCAGTAGAAAGTTCCCAGCTCAAAGTTTTAATAGAGCTAGACTTCCAGTAACCTACAATATCCTTGTGGGAAGTATCTGATGTTTCTGCACTAATACTCAATGAGTGGTTAGTAGCACAGGCAATAGGAGTATAAGTAGGTGCTTGTGCAGTACCTCCTTTAATAAAAATCATAAGGTCAGTGCCTTGTGTAATAGTATTTGCCATAGTTATATTTTAATATTAAAAATTAATATTTGAAGGTAACAATCATCAATGTTATCTTCACTTGCATCTATTAGTGTAATATCTTTAATACTTTCATTATTCTTAAAATTTAGTGCTGAAATAACAGATTCCGCTGTAGCTATTGATTCATCATAAGTGCTAGCAACCACTGTAATCTCTACAGTTGCAGTAGCATTATAAATCATACAATCTTTTCCAGTAGTAGGATTAAATGATGTTCTCTTATAAACTACAAAAGGATTTGTTGCTCCATTTTCAGCAATTATAGGGTAACATTTAATTCCAGCTGCATTAAGCATAGAATAAATTGATTTGCCAATGTCTATCATTTGTTAAATTTCTTTATAATTGCATCAGAAATATATTTGTTAAGACTATTAAATACTTCCTTCTCCTTAACAGATTGTGAGTTACTAAAGAATCTTGTAGCCTTTATATTTCCTCTAAATGCCTGTTTCTTTAAGAGCTTACCTTTTCTTCTTTTAACATATCTTGGTTTAGTTCCTTTTTCAAAGAATTTTAATCTGAAATCTCCCAAAATATGAATTGTAGCCCCATCTGCATTTTTCCAAACATTTCCTTTAATACCTTTAGAAAGTGAGTAAGTAGCTCCACTCTTTGTACTATGTTTTGTGTTGGTATGCTTTACATGCACTTTCAGCTCTTTTCTAGCTTCTTTAACCAGTATATTGGCTGCTTTTTTAAGTGCAGATTTATAAACAGATTTTTGTTGTTTGGAGCTAAGACTGGCAAACTTTTTTAATATATCAGTCATTTATTAATTCTGCAATAATTGTTAGTTGTCCTTTTATAGTATCATCAATTCCCAATATCCTATAATTCTTACTGTTGTATTCAATAATCATGTGATGATTAATAGCATATAAATCTCTTACAGTAAATTCAAGTGTTCCAATATTAACTACTTCATTGTTTGAGACCATTCTATTATCACCCTTAAACACTACTCTGGCTCTGGTTGTTATTTCAGTATGTTCTTGGATAGTTTCCTCTCCATAATCATTAACTTCATAAGTGTTATCAATAAACTTAATAACCTTATTTAATAATCCAGCTCTCATTAGTAATGTTGATATAGACTTAGTAAATAATCATAGGAATCTGGTATTTTATAGGATTGTGCAAAAGCTATGCTTTCTCTGTTAGCATACATATTGCCTACAAATAATTTCATTGCATGAATAATTGGAGAGGGTAAAGAACCCTCTCCTTGTTCATACAAATCAGCTAAATTGTAACCAATATGCTTTTCTACTGTAGCTTCTGCAACCTCTATTAAAGAGGTCAGATAATTGTCATCTTCTGTAAAGTTTGCATCTATATTAAGATGCTGTTTAATGTCTTGTAAAGAAATATACATACTGATTACTTATTTAATAGGTTAATTATTCTGCTGGCTCAGTTGATACAGAACCAAATGAGAAAGAACCGCTGCGCAATACTTTTGCATCAAAGTAAGCATTGACAACCAAGCGGACACAACCCTTAGTAGCCTGAGTTACAGTATCAACAACAATATCAACAGCTCCCCATTGACCAATAACTACATTTGAGAAGTCACCAAATGCAAATAAGTTCTCTGGAACATAAGCAGAGCAAAGTGCTGGAGTACCATCAATCTCATTGTTGCTATAAAGTGATTCACTAACATTGCTACCCTTAGCAGCACTGCGGAGAGCAGCCTTAGCTTTAGGATTTACAATATACTTGTAGTCTGCACTTGACTCTTTACCATCTAAAGCAGATTCAACTTCTGCAATCTTAGCCATAGTAGTTGCACTCCAAACAGTAGATGCACCATGTACATTTACACCTTTGAAAAGTCCTTCTGGAGCAACAACAACAAGACCACCTTCTTTTCCATCACCATCACCAAGGATAGTAGCTTCCAACTTAGCATTGATAGCCTTAACAAGGTCTTGGCGAATAGTATTTTCTACACCAATTGAATCCTGATTCAAAAGCTGCTTAGAAATGTCAACATAAGCAGTAAGGCGCTTAGGCTGCAACTTAACAGAAGAGAATGTGTCAGCTTTAACACCAGCTGCATCAATTTCACCTTCCCATGAAACATTACCAGCACTCATTACTGGAACTTGACTTTATTCCTTTGAAAACAGATAGCCTTTAACAGGCTTATTCTTTTTAATAGCTCTACTAACTTGTCCCTAATCACAATTATAAGCTTTAGCGGCTTTGCTAATAGAGTTATATTCTGCAATAAATTCTCCATCTAAATTATATACTTTACACTTCTTTGCTCTGGCATTTGAATTTGTTTTATAATATTCTTTTAGTGAATTACTAATTGAATTTCTAATATCATCAGTTCTTACATATTGTTGATGATTTCTCAACCATTCAGCACCTTCTTCTGTAGATAACCAAGAATGATTTAATCCTTCCTGCCATCTTTCTTTAGCAACCTTACTGCAAAGTTCCTTTTGCCAATCTTCCATCTTTCTACCTTTAGTTCCATCACCTCCCCTTGTGGCATTATAGCCTTTGTGGAAAGTATCATAATAATCAATATAGTAAGTTTCCTTTTTATCAAGTTCTTCTTCCTTGCAATATTCGAGTATTTCATATTGCCATTGATTATCATAGTTAGGATATTTGGCTCTTGCATTATCTATTGCTGAACCTTTAGAAGTGTAATATATGTTAGAGGGTCTTCTAAATTCCCTCCATCTTTTCTTTAAATTTATTGCTTGTCCAATGTATGATTTACCACTTGGACTTGTCCATTTATATATTCCTGTTTCCATTTTGAATAACATTTATTTATAGTTGTTAATTATAAATCAGTTCAGAGAACTGCACTTACTTTCATAAGTGTTTGGACTATGTTATCATCCTTTAAGGATGCTACCTCTTTCCATAGAACTTTCTATGTACTCCCTTGCGGGATAGTCTCTGAACCTTTATCTTTATCTAAAAGATAATTGGCTGCAAATTGCCCATTGTTATAAGTGTTTAGGATTTAACCTTGCACCATCCTTTTATTTCTTTCTGCTTTCGCGACCATCACATTTACCTTCACAGATTGTGTTGTGGTATAAAAGGCTTTAGGGTATTCTTGCAATTTAAGTAGTTTATTATATAGGTCTCTACAACTGCCTGTAGAGTTAACTCATTTCTGAATTAAGATGCTCAGCATTCCAGTAATTAGTCAACATCACCAACCAATCCAGTCATGAATTTAGCACCAGCTTGAACAAGAATGTTCTTTGAGCGGATAGGGGTTATAATATCAAAAATCTCAGTAGGAACTAAATCCTGACCCTCAGTAGTAACAGTAATCTCATTAGCGCGGAGTTCCTCAACAGGAAGCTGGAAGTCACCTCCAAATGCCATACCTGACTTTCTCATTTCTTCTTTACCAGCCTCACCAACTGCTACTGATACTTCATCTAAATTGCGGTGTCCTGCAATGTCATTAATAGTCTTAATCAAAGAAAATCTCTTCTCCATAGTTTTAGTATTTTTAATAGGTTTGTAATTGTTTTCTACTACAAGGCTTTCATTCAAGTCCTTGTAAGCATCATTAAGTTTTCTAATCTCTTTTTCAATGTTATCATATCTGTTCTGTTCCTCATCTGTAAACATTCTAATTTCTTGTTTACAGGTGTTAATCATTTCTAAGGCTTCCTTTTTAAGTTGTGCCTTTTTATCAAGAATTTCTACACTATTCATAAGCTGTCTATAACTCCTTTCAGGTAATCCATTTTCTTATTAACTTTCTCATCCATTTCCTTAACAGCTTTAGCAGCATCTCTTGAATAGCAACTAGTAGTTAGATAAGCAGCTTCAAACACAGGGGAGACATCATATAATTTGTCAATCTTGTAAATAGTTCTCTTTAGCTGTCCATCCTCTTTATACCATCTTTGTGCAGTTTTATCAGTTTCATCAACTGAGAATGCAAAGGAACTAGAGGAAATTTCACCTCTTTTAATATGTTCAAGCAACTCATTACCAAATTGGGTATCTGGTGCTTCAAACATGTAAAATAAGCCATCATCTCTAAGTTCCAAAGTAAGACTACCTTCTTTACCATATCTGCATCTTGCTAATACAGCATCTTCTTTATGGTTCAATCTGGCATATATATCACTCTTATTAATGGTGTCTTCTGTGATTGCACCTTTATTAATTGTTTCTATAAATCCCAGATTTTGTGAAGGCTCATTGAATCTTACTGCATATCCACTTACTAATCTGCCATCAGTTTTATCAATAGTGCCATTAAAGGTTCTAAACTCCTTGTTTTCCATTGATAGTGTTTTGTTGTGTGTCAGTATAAGGAATAATTAAATTATCAGCACCTTCTACTTCTACATATCCCAACTCTTTTCTAATTTCATTTGGTGTTAGTATGCCATTCTTTAACAATGTGCTGTAATAGTTTGCTTGTGCAGCCTTATCTGACCTTAAAATGTATGATTCATCTAAATTAATACTCAATCCAGATTCACTAGGCTTAACCAACTTTCTAGTAAATTCTTGTTCAATCATAATAATGAATGGTTGCAATGTATGTACTAGAAATTCTTGCTGTGCATTTTCTAATGTTGCATAACCAGCATGGCTTAAATCTCCAAGTAAAATAGGACTGATTCCAAAGAATCTTGCAATCTCACTAACTTGAAATAATCTGCTCTCTAATAGTTGTGCATCTGCATTACTAATCTGAATTGGGGTGTAATTTAGATTGCCAGGCATTACTGCCAGACCTTTTTGAGACATAGCATTAGCCCATGATTCATGGATTTCACTTATTTGCTTAGGAGATAGATTATTAGTGGCTTTAATATAGCCAGTTAATTTACAACCATTAGTAAACATTTCTAATGCTACATTCTCTGAACTTTGACCTAATTTAATAGCCCTCTCTGCATAACTCAATACTGATTTACCATTGACACCATCATAACTATATTTCATTAAGTGAATAATGTTGCATGGCTCAATTCTCTTATTAGGTATCAAGTTGCAGGTATAATAAAGAGAAGAAGGTTTGGATTTGTCATAAAATATATTGACTTCACCACTCTCTACAAACCTTAGATTAACAGGAGTTCCATCTTTAGCTCTTTCAATCAAAGCAAATCCATTTCCTCTTAGTAATACTGACTGTACCAACATTTTCATAAATTCAAATTTAGTCTGATTGCCAGTATTTATAAAATTCAGTGGATGATTAATCTTATTCTTATTTTCATCTTGCACATTAATAGGCAACATTGCTAATGAATCAGAAATCAAATCAACACATCTAAACACAGTTGATAAGTTCTGACTTGCCCAGTTATTTCTAAATTGGTCAAAGAGCAATGCACCTACAGGTACTGATTCCTGTTGCTGTGGTACAGCCCTTTGTTCTTCTTTATTCCAAAATTTCCAGTTCATCCTATAATATTATTCCAATGTGGACTTTCTAAGTATATGCCTAGTGCTTGCAGCATTGCAATTACACCATCTATCTTTTGCATCTTAGAAGTCTTTACAGGTTTGCAATTCTCATTATGGTCATATTGTAATGATACATTACTAATACACCATTTTGTAATCTCATTATCTTCTATAATTACTTTACCTTGCCTTAGTAATCTCTCAAATTCCTTAGTAGGCTTATTAAAGTGTCCTAGAGACTGAGAAAATGGCTCTAGTGGTAAACCTTTACCTTCTGCATCTATAGCCCACTGTGTAGCATTATAAGAGTCATAAGCCACTTTCTGAATTTGTAAATTATCTTTAAGCATGTCATTGGTAATGTAATCATAATCTACTACATTTCCTTCTGTAAGTGTTAAATATCCCATTCTATGCCATTTCTTATAAAGCTCTTTATTGGGATTATTTTCTAAGCATGTCTGTGGTAAATAATACCTGTTTTTAAAGATTACTTTATCAGGCAATACAAACATTGTACTAACTGCTGTTAAGTCAGATACAGCAGATAAATCCACACCACAGTAGATTTCAGCTTCTGATAAATCAGTTGCTAAGTCTTTGAGGTGCTTGCAAGAATTGTTGACATCATCATAAGAAAGCCACCCTTCTTGACTGTCACACCAAACATTAAAATTCTTAGTCTTAGCACCAACTTCTGAGGAAGGATTATTTTTTGCCTTTGTAATTGTATCTTGCAAGAAGTCAGGCTGTACTGTTATTCCTAAAGATGGATTGGCTTTAATCCATACATCAGGATTTTCCCAATCATCACCTTCATCTAATGTATAGATTGCAGCAAACTGGCAATCTTCATCATAAGAATTGTTAAGGATATTAATACAGCTCTGTCTGTAATTGTAGCAAAAACCAAATTTGTTAAAACCAGCGGTAGTAGTAATAATCCCCAGTGGATTCTTTCTCATACCTTGGCTTGATACCATAACATCCCATAATTTGCTATCTCTTTGCTCGTGGGCTTCATCCAAACAAAAGCAGTAAGCATTGTAACCATCATTACCAGAGGCATCACTGCTAAGAACTTGTAAAAGTGCATCCATCTTATCAAATTTGATTGTGTCCCTGTATCTCTTGAAGTATTTATCTTTACTGTCTATACTTCTAAGGAATCTGGAGGACATATCAAATGCAATTTTTGCCTGTTTAGCACTATTAGCAACAAGTTCTACTTCACTTCCATGCTCACCATCTGAAATTAACATGTAAAGACAGATGGCAGCAACAAAGGCGGTCTTGCCATTTTTTCTTGCTACTTCAAAATAGACATACTTTGTAACCCTTTTATCTCCATTGTAGAATCCAAAAATACTGTAAATAATCCATTTTTGATAATCAAGTAATTCAAAGGGCTTACCATTATGTGCGCCAGTAAAATGCTTTAGTTTACTAATAAAATTAATAACTCTATCACATCTATCAGGCTTAAAATCATACTTCTCAAAGAAATTTAAATAGCGCTGGCAAGCCTGTTTTATGTACTTACCAGCATTTATTTCTCCATTGATAACTTTTAAGGCATATTTGGAATATTTAGGGTCATATTCCTCATATTTCATTCTGTTAATCCATTAATAAAATCATCATCATTATCAATCACATCTTTAATTCTACTGTTAGCATAAGGAGATAAACCCAGTTGTTGTATAACTTTAATAATCTGCACTTGTGTGTCTCTCAAAGTAATCAGTAAAGGGTTCTTTGCCCCAGTATCTTTGTTATAGATTCCATTTTCTTTTAAGGATTTCTTGCATTCTTTATAAAGTTCAACATTGTCCATTAAAAGTGTAATGATTAATTCCCATTCAGGCTTCACTGTCCCATACTTCTCAATCAGAAATTTGTCTATTGACTTCCTTAATTCCATAACTTCTTTTCTCTATTTTCTCATTTATTTTATGTAATCTAGCTTCATATATAGTTCTTTCAAACTATCTGCCTTTGTTAAATGCTACTATAGCAATTAAAGGCTACAAAATAAGAATAAAAATGATTGTAATTGTTAGCATGTTATTTATAGTTTTAATCATGCAAATATACTCATTTATTTTCAAATTTCCAAGAAAAAAATCAAGAAATTTTTTTTTAAATTTTTTTTAAAAATTTCTTGGATTTTTCAGAAAAAATGATTATCTTTGGGTATAGAAAAATAGATAAACTAACTAACTAAAAAACATTACAAATTATGATTTATTTACTAAAATCTGGCAATTATTTAAAAGTTGGAAGTAGCGCTGATATTGCATCATTTAAAAAGAGATTAGATGGATATAAAACACATAATCCTATAGGGTATGAGATTATTGATTTATTTGAAGAAGGAGATATGGAATTAGAACATTCTATACAATATGACCTTATAGATTATCATCATACAGGAGAATGGTTTAAAGATTGCAAAGAAGTGCGTGATATATGGAATAAAAGAACAGTCAATCTAACACCTATCAACAAAGAACCTTATATTTACAAACCTAGTAAGCTCTATGGTTATAGAAAACTAGTTGAAAAAATTTACAATCCCTTTAATAATCAAACTGTAAAAGATGCTGTAAGAAATACTTTTGAAGAAGGGGTAATGCACACTCGCAAAGAGTTAAAATCAATTTTAAGAGATGTATATGAAGCATATAATGTTGTCATGGCTCCCTGTGCAGAACATTTAAGGGAATATGGTTATAGATTTAAAAAGAAATATATTGCTGAAAATGGAAAAATTGTTCAGTACATTATATTATACAGTAAATAAAAGACCTGGAAAAAAATAGACCTATTCCATAGTTAAATAAATTCTTGGAATATGGAATAGGTCTAAAAATTTCCAACTTTATTAACACTAACAAAATACTTAAAAATGATAAAAATTTTACCGACAAATCAAACATTTGAAACCAGATTAGATGCAAAAATAGCAATTGGCTCTGGTAAATTTAATAGATTATTCAAAGATGGACAGATAATATTTATTGACAATAACCTATCATGTGCTAACTATGATACAATTTCTTCAACTACCAGTAGAACTATTAAAAACTAAAGACCCTTTACAAGTATTTACATATGCAATAATAGATAATCAGAAAACTTTATATTCATTTGGTGAACAGGTTGATTTACCAGTTTCTTGCATTTCTTATAAGAAAATGGTTGAAAAGTATGGAATTAGTAAACAATCAGTTTTTGATTCTGTTAAACAGTTAAAAGAAGGTGAATTTATAGATTATAAGCAACTTCCAACAGGAAGAAAAGATGAAGTTTTTAATCAGTATTCTTTCCCATATTATAAACCTGTTTATTATGAGAATAGAATAGTAGATGCAAAGATTAAAACCTCTTATAAAGAAATCCCAACAGAGTTATTAAAGTTGAATTTGAAGCCAAAAGAGATTGGGACTTATATGATGTTATGGCTTATTAGTATAGATACCTTTGAAATTACTATGAGTGAAAAGGAAATTGCAGATAATCTAGGTATTACTACTAAAACATTAAAAAAGTATATAAAACTATTTACAGATATGAACTTATTATTTAAAGGCAGACATTATTATGCTGTTAAAGATATTTATAATCCAACTAAAGAAGTAATTATATTATGACATATCAAGAAAAAATTGAGCAACAGGAACTACATGATAGAGCCATTGCCGCCGCAATATTAAAGCAATCAAAAGGAGTAAAGCAGATTATTAGTACAGATATTACAGCACCAGTAGATTTGAAATTACTAAAATAGGATGGCAGAGAAATCTACATTGAGATTAAAGAAATATCTGGAGATTATCCCAATTTCTTATTAAAAGAAGATAAATATAATAGAATTAGAAACTACACTCCAGAGGGAGTAGGTTGTTATTACTTGGTGTTTAATAATGGTAAAGCTTATTTCTTCAATTTATTAACAATTAAATGGGAGAATGTGAAGAGAATAATGCTTACTTAGAAATAGACACAAATGAATCCAAACAGTAAGATAGTAACTTTACCAACATATTTAATTCCAAGGAGTGAAGCCAAATTTGTTTTAGACATTAATAAATACTATGCCAACTATAAACAAACCAAAGAAGAAGCCAGTAAAGACTAATTACAAATCCAAGGACTTAATGAATGCTTACAATGCTTACAGACCTATAAGACTTAACTACATTAAAGAGCATCCATTATGTGAAGATTGCCTTGCTAAAGGTATTACCAGAGCAGCGGAAGAAGTGCATCACATTACACCAATACTTACTGCTAAAGACCCAATAGATATGAAAGCATTAGCAACAGATACTAACAACATGATTTCACTCTGTAAGGAGTGCCACTTTAAAAGACACCACAGCCATTAAGGTTGTGGTGTTTTGTATTCTGACAGGTCAAATGTGGATTCTAACTCATAACTGTTATACTCTTTGAAGTAAGTATTAAGAGAAAAGCCAGTAGTCTGTTCCTTTAACTCTACTATTACTTTTCTGGTTGCTGGATTAAACTGGAATGGCAAGCAATAAAATACTTTCTTTACTAATAATATAGTAAATTGTGCACCATTTTTAAATTCTACCAGTAAGAATGACCTCATTTTATTCTCACTATAACAAGTTACCTGTTTTAGTAATCTTTGAAAAACAGAAGCCATTTCTTCTTCTGTGGCATCCCAATTATAAATAGTCTTATTTTGTAAGTCCGCCAGCAATTTTGTTAGGTGGGCTTTTTTATTGTCATTATTAACAATATCTTCTTTTAATGCTTTAATAGTATCATTAAGTTTAAGATAATCCTCATACATTATTTGATAAAGATTATCATTTTCACAGGTAGCAAGTCTGTGGGCAACAGTATTTAATTCCTTCTCTTTATTAGAAATAGTTATTTGAATCTGAGTATTATCAATACTGTCAATCTCTCTTTGTATCTTTAATGCTTCAATAGATGTATTTTCATTGAACTCTTTACTGGTTCTGGAAGCACAAACTAGATACCACAGAGCTTTTATAGTAACATCAGCATTACAGCCGCCATTACCACAGCCAGTAGTATCTCTATTGCTGGCACATCTATACTGCCTGTTATTTGGGCTAGCTTTGGTGCCATTTCTAATGATATACAGAGAATGACCACAGGGACATTTTAAGATTCCCTTTAGAGGGTTAAAATTCACCCCTCTAATAATGTCCCTGAGCCTGTTTGTTTTTAAGGCTTCCTGAGCACTTTCCCAAGTTGAAGGGTCAATTATACTATCTCCTTGCAAAGTGCGCCCAGAGAAGCTCCAAATGCCCTTATATATGGGATTATGGAGTATGTGACAGACTGTACTTTCTCCCAAAGATAACCTTTTAGCAATAGTTTTAATGGGTTCACCATTAATAACCCATTTATAAATCTGCTCTACTTTATAAGCATCTTCATTCCTTACTAAGAAGGATTTGGGAGTAATGTGCATCTGATAGTTTGGATTTTCAACTTTACTGTAACCAAAGGGAACTCTACCAATACACATGTTATTAAAGTGTGTAAACTTATCCCTTCTGCCAGTAAGCATTCTCTGTACAATGTTCTTTCTTTCATCAGCAGCACCTTTTAACTTTACTGCTAATGTTATAAGTTTTACTAAGTCTAAAGTTCCTTCTATCTTTTGATAATTGCCATTATCAAGTAAGATAATGCTAATATGCTTTTTAATAATAGCATTAATAATGGTCAGAGTCTCCATTATATCATCCTGTCGGGATAATCTGGAAATCTCTGTCATTATAAGTACATCAACATTAGTAAGTGTTAATAACTCTGCTAAACCAGTTCTTGTTAAGTCCGCTCCACTGGCTTTATCTGAGATAATCTTAGTTAAAGTATAACTATTCTTATCACAGAACTCATTTATTAGATTAATTTGCCTTTGTAGGTCTTGTTGAGTTGTAGAAACTCTAACATATCCAGCTGCTTTCATAATTATTAAGTTTTATGCCGCAAAGATATATAAAAAAATTGACACTACAAAACATTTTGTCTAAAAGAACTGTTTTATAGTGTCAATTTAGTAAAGTGCTAACTTTACTTATCAAAGTTTGAAACTTACCTCTTGCGAAAAAGGAGG